TCTGAGTCGTCAAATGATTCAATCATCTTAAAAGTTTTAAAAATTTATTTATTTAATTTTAAACAAATTATTCACTATAATCAATAATTTTTTAATAATTGTAATAATGTCATACTATACTGACATTTTGTCATGTTTTTATGTTTGGCATTTTATTAGTGAAAAACCATACAAAAATAAACTTATAAAAAATTAAAAATTATGTTATTTAGAAATTTTAGAAACTTTGACAAATTATTTAAAGAATTTGATGAAATGTTTTTTGAACAACCTCATCTTAAAAATAAAGAAAAGGTTGAGGATGTTTTTGATGAAGAAGGTGAATGGGAAAAAAGAACTTATGTATCGGACACAGGGTTATTTTCCTATACATTTTTAACAAGAAAATCAAAAACTAATAAATCAACAAATGAGATTGACACATTAAAACATGAATTAGATAAAAGCGTTGAAAATCAAGATTTTGAAAAGGCGGTTGAGTTAAGAGATAAAATTAAAAACCTTGAATCAAATAAAGAAGAACTTACAAAACTTAATAAGGAACTAGATGAATGTGTAAAAAAACAAGATTTTGAAAATGCAATCAAATTAAGAGATAAAATTAAGAGTTTAAAATAAAATGTTCCAATACAAGTTTTGAATCCACTCAGTTAAAGAGTGGATTTTTTTTTATTTATTATTATTTATTAAATAAAAAAATATGTCAATTAAAAGAACTGAAATTAATGGAACAAAAATTATTTGTGAAATAGAATCAAGTAATTTAAAATCAACTGTATATGATACAGAATCAAAAAAATTAGTTGTAGAATTTAAAAATGGATTAAAATATGAATATGACGAAGTTCCCCATAATATTTTTGCACAACTTAGATTAAGTGAGTCCCAAGGAAAGTTTTTTAATACTTCTATTTCAAAAACTTACAAATATAAAAAAATAGACAAATAATTTTTTCCATATATTTATTTATATGGCAATTGATAAAAAAATTATAAATAGTTTTTATCTTCAAGATGAACTAAACCCTGAAATTTGGGAATTACCAAATAAAAAATACATGGGGGATCCTGATGCACAAAAGTATAAATTAAAACCAGAAATAAAAGAAAGACTATTAAAGGTAGGCCAATTATTTGTTGACTACTTGGATGTTGATCTATACGTACACGATATTATATTTGTTGGATCTTTAGTTGGTTATAATTGGAGTGAGTACTCTGATTTTGATATTCATATTATTATGGATTTAAATGAAACAGGAAAAGATAAGGAGTTATATCAAGAACTTTTAAAACTAAAAAAAACTATATTTAATGCTGCTCACGACATTTTAATAAAAGGTTATGAAACAGAATTATATGTGCAAGACTTAAATGAGGATAATGAAAGTCAGGGGGTTTATTCATTAATCAATGATAAATGGATAAGAGTACCAAAAAAATCAGAGTTTAAATTAAATGAAAAAAAATTAAAACAAAAAATAGAACAGTGGATTGACATAATAGATGGTGTTTTAGAAAATGCAGAAGATGAGGATATTGAAGATGCTGTTAAACTTGTTAAAAAATATAGAGAAAAGTTAAGAAAGTATAGAACTTGTGGTTTACAAAAAGAAGGTGAATATTCTTATGAAAATTTGGTGTTTAAATATTTGAGAAGAAATGGTTATATTGCTAAGTTAGAAAATTTTAAAAACAAGTTTGTTGATAAAAAATTATCGATAGAACAAGAAAATATAGAATAAAATAAAAAATACAAAATAAGTGTATATTTATATGTAGGCATTGTCCTATTTTAAAAAATAAATAAATAACAATAAAAAAATGGCAGATTTAAGACCTTTAGGGAGTGAGAAATTACAAGGTATGAATAAAATAGATCGTATCTTACAATTATCTTATTATATGGATGCTCCTATTGTAGAATCGGATAATAATAAAACATTAAATTATAGTGTTGTTTTATCTGACGGTAAAACATATGGTATTGTAAAAGAAAAACTAGGTTATATAATAAAAAGTGGATTAAATGAGTCTACTTTAGATTATACTGATAATATGAGAAATAGAAAATACTATAGATCTTATTCAGAAGCTATTAAAAGATTAAATTTAATGACAAAAGAGATTAACACATTAAATGGGTACAATTATAATATTTCGTTAATAGGTGAACAAGAAGAAGATCAGAAGAAAAAATTTGTTTTAAAAACAAAAACAGCTACACCAACACCCGATGCTCCTACACCACCGGCAGGAGAAGTACCGGCACCACCGGCAGTAGAAGTACCGGCACCACCGGCAGGAGAAGTACCGGCACCACCAGCAGGAGAAGTACCGGCACCACCGTCGGGTGAAGATCCATCATTAGGGGGAGATGTTCCTCCACCACCATCTGATTTTGGCGCTGAAGAACCAGGAATGGAAGATACTGGAATGGAAGACACTGGAATGGAAGATACAGGAATGGAAGATACAGGAATGGAAGATACAGGAATGGGTGAAGAGGGTGAAGAAGAAGTTGGTCCTACAGGTTTAAAAACAATACAAAAATTAACAGGTAGATTAAGTCAAAAAATTAGATCTTTTGATAAAGAAAAAGGTTTAGATTCACAAGACATTAAATATGTGGTAAACTCTATACTTTCGGCAATTGATTTATCAAAATTAGATGATGATGATAGAGATGAAATATTAAATAAATTAGAGGACTATGATGAATATGGTGCCGAAGGTGAGGGCGAATTAGATTTAGAAGGAGAAGAAATGGGAATGGAAGAACCAGGAATAGAAGAGCCAGGAATAGAAGAGCCAGGAATGGAAGAGCCAGGAATGGAAGAGCAACCATCACCACCACCACCTGTTGCCGAATCAAGGGTGGAAAAAATGTTAAAAAGCTACTTTAAAATTGATAAAAAAGAAAAACCTTTACTTGAAGAAAAAAGAAAAAAAGAATTTTTAAATAATAAATTAAAAACAATATTAATTAAAAATGAAATTCAAAATCTTAGTGAGTCTAATTCACAAAGAAAAGTTTCATTAAATTTAATTGAAAACTATAAAAATGTTAAATTTATTGGAAAAACCAATCAAGAAAATTTAGTTTTTAATGTAAATGGTAAACAAGTTAAAGTAACACCAAGAGGAAGAATTATATGATTTTAGTTTATGTAAACGAATTAGGACCAAACTATAAAGGGGATAATATATATGAATTTATATTTTCCGATTTAGATGATGTTTGGGGTGATGAATGGGATGCAGAACCAGCAAACGGAAAACCACAACCACCTGATATTAATTACATAAAAAAAGTGGGAGTTTTAAAAAACTCTGAAATAGATTTAAATCTAATACAAAATTCAGATTTTTTTGGTGTTTATGATGCAATTGACGGTGTTATTGCCTTGGCTTGGGAAAAATCTGACAGCGATGAAATACTAATTAATAAAAGAAAAAGACTTGTTTTTCAATATGGGGATAGTGTTGAAAATGTTGAAAACAAACTATACGAAAGAGATATCGTATTAAAATGGGAAAAAAATTTAGTAACAAATGAATAAAAAAATAGAAATTTTATTACATGAGGGGTTTTCTATATCAACATTAGAAACTTTTACATCAGAACAAATTAATGTATTATACGAAAGGGTTAAAAAATCTGAAAAGAAAGAGACTAAAGAAGCTACAACTAAAACAACAACATCAACAACCTATACTCCTGATGAAATGAAAAAAGGAGTTCAAGGAGGTAAAATGGTAATTCAAAACCCTGACGGGACTACTACCGTAACAAAAGAAGGTGAAGTTACTGAAAGAGCTAAATCAAAAAAACAACAACAATTTTTTGGAATAGTTAGAGGAATGCAAAAAGGGGATATACCTAAAAAAGGTAAGGCGGGTGAAAAGGCTGACGAAATGAAAATTAAAGATGTTAAAGATTTTGCATCAACAAAACACAAAGGTTTACCTAAAAAGAAAAAAACAGAAACAAAAGAAAATGTTAAAAATATTGAGGAAAGTATAATGAAATTAATTGAAGGTCATATACACCCAACAACAACAAAGATAGAATTATTAAATTCAATTAAAAAATTTAAAAGATAATGAATGTCTTTGTCACGAGAACAAGCTTTATTAGAATATGCAAAATGTGTAAATGACACACCATACGCACTTAAAACATATTTACAAACATACGACAATACACAATCAAAATACGTACCTTTAGAACTATTTAATGACCAAGTTACGTTGGTTAAAGATTATGACGAATGTGATGAAAATATTGCATTAAAATATCGTCAGGCAGGCGTTTCTACTGTAACCTCAGCATGGGCATCAAAAAGATTAGTTTTTACGTGGTTATACCCCAACAATATTAATATTTGACGAGGCAGCATATATTAATGCCGATGAGGACTTTTGGTCCGCATGTATGGCATCCCTTTCAACAGGAGGTAAAGTTATTGTAATTTCAACACCAAATGGATTTGATCCTATATACTATTCAATATACAGTCAGGCTATTAAAGGTATGAACGACTTTAGAATAACTGAAATGTATTGGTTTAGAGACCCAAGATATTCAAAAGATTTAAAACTTATTAAGTGTAGCGATATTGTACATTACATGTTAAATAGGGCTGATTATAAAGACGATGAAATAACATTAGATTATTCAGATATTAAAGTATCTGAAAGAGATTTTAATGAAATAAAACAAAAAATAGAAAACGGCGGATACAAAGCATATAGTTCTTGGTTTGAAGCCATGGCTAAAAAATTAAAGTTTGATAGAAGAAAAATATCACAAGAACTTGAATGTAACTTTTTAGGTTCGGGGGATAATGTAATACCTCCTGAAACTATGAAATCAATCAAAGATAACCAATTAAAAGAACCGAACAATAAATTAATGGGTGGTGCATTATGGCAATGGAAAGAACCTGTTGCTGGACATCGTTATATTATGGGTATGGACGTTTCTCGTGGTGATAGCGAAGATTTTACGACATTTATAATTATTGATTTTGATAATAGAGAACAAGTTTTAGAATATATTGGAAAAGTACCTCCTGATGTTGTTGCTGAAATCGCATACAAATGGGGAATAATGTACAATGCGTTTATTGTTACGGATATTACCGGTGGTATGGGAGTTGCTACATCAAGAAAACTCCAAGAACTTGGTTATAAAAATTTATATGTTGATGGGGTTAATTTTGCTGATAAGTGGAAATGGGACCCAAAATCACAAGATAAGATACCTGGAATTAATTTTAATTCAAAAAGAGTTCAAATAGTTGCGGCGTTTGAAGAAGCATTAAGACATGAGTTTGGGGTTAGGTCCCAAAGATTATATAATGAATTAAATACTTTTGTTTATATAAATGGAAAACCTGATCATCAAAAAGGACAACATGATGATTTAATAATGGCATTGGCAATGGCTTTATATGTTGCTGAAACATCATTCTCAAAATTAGAAAAGGCAACAGAACAAGCTAAAGCTATGTTAGAATCGTGGGCAACAGAAAAAACAGATTTTTCAAACTCATCAATGAATTATAACCCATCAATACCTACAAATACCTATGGGGTACACCCTACTTCAAGAGATACAGTGTCAAAAAGTGATTATGAAAAGTATTTATGGTTATTCGGACCTAAAAGAGTTTAATTTAAAAAAATAGGTCTTATTTTATAATAAAAAAACTATGACAGATAATAAATTAACTATATGGCAAAGATTAGGTAAGGCTTTCGGACCTAATTCAACTATGGACCAAGAGTCACCTGTTTTTAAATTTGACAAACAAGAACTTTTAAAGACAACAAGTAAACAAGAATACGAAACTGAAAAATTACAGGCACAACAAACAATGTACATTGGTAAACAATGGCAAAAGGTTGAAAGTAACTTATATCAACAGGCGGTTTATTATGAGCCAACAAGAATGGCGTCTTATTATGATTATGAATCTATGGAATATACTCCTGAAATATCAGCAGCATTAGATGTGTATTCTGAAGAATCAACAACTCCAGATAAAGATGGTCATATTTTAAAAATTTATTCAGAGTCAAAAAGAATTAAATCTGTATTAGCCGACTTGTTTAATAACAAATTAGACATAAACACAAATTTAGCGATGTGGACTCGTAACACATGTAAGTTTGGGGACAACTTTGTTTTTTTAAAATTAGACCCTGAAAAGGGTGTTGTTGGTTGTCAGCAATTACCAAACATACAAATTGAAAGGTTAGAGAAGGGTATGAGATTTCAACCAGACAAATATAGTCAAGAAATGGAAAATGACGCGTTAAAGTTTGTTTGGAAAGAAAAAAATATGGAATTTAATACGTGGGAGGTTGCTCATTTTAGAATATTAGGGGACGATAGAAAATTACCATACGGAACATCTATGTTAGAAAAGGCTAGACGTATTTGGAAACAATTACTTTTATGTGAAGATGCTATGTTAATTTACCGAGTATCTAGGGCTCCTGAAAGAAGAGTTTTTAAAGTTTTTGTTGGTAATATGGATGATAAAGACGTTGATGCCTACGTACAAAGAGTAGCCGGTAAATTTAAAAGAGACCAAATTGCGGATTCTAAAACTGGTAATGTTGATATGAGATATAATCAATTGGCTGTTGATCAAGATTACTTTATTCCTGTTAGGGATGCTAGTGCCCCCGAACCAATTACAACTTTGGCCGGTGCTGCTAATTTGGCTGAAATTGCCGATATTGAATATATTCAAAAGAAACTTGTAACCGCTTTAAGAATACCTAAAGCATATTTAGGGTTTGAGGAAGCAGTAGGAGACGGAAAAAACTTATCTTTACTTGATATTAGATTCGCTAGAACCATTAATAGAATTCAAAGATCAATGATTGCCGAATTAAACAAAATCGCAATTATACATTTATTTTTATTAGGATTTGAAGATGAGTTAACAAATTTTACATTATCTTTAAATAACCCTTCAAAACAATCTGATTTACTTGGTGTCGAAGTTTGGAAAGAAAAGATTTTACTTTATAAAGATGCTGTTGCTGAAATACAAAATTCAGTTGCACCTGTGTCTGCTTCTTGGGCTAAAAAACATATTTTAGGTTTTTCAGATGAAGAAATACGTTTAGATTTACAACAACAAAGAATTGAGAGGGCCGTTTCTGCTGAATTAGCTAAAACTGCTGAGGTCATATCAAAAACAGGGTTATTTGATAATATTGACAATTTATATGGAACTAAAGCGACTGCGGGAGCTGAAGGAGGTGCTGAAGGAGGTGCTGAAGGAGGTGTACCTCCAGGTGGTGATATGGGTACTCCTTCGGGTGGTGAACCTGCAGGTGCTCCTTCGGGTGGTGAACCTGCAGGTGCCCCACCACCTATGGAAAGATTTGTAAGAAATGATTTAAATTTAATTTTAGAAGATAATCTTTTTGAGGTTAATGATAATTTAGATTTATCAAAAGGTAGAAATTCTTTGGTGGAAATTTCTCAAAAATTAAAAGATTTAATTGATAAGTAATATTTATTAAAAAATATATATTATGAACACATTTGGTACTATTAAAACAAAAATAGAAAATACGGCAGTAGAGTTAGCAAAAAAACCATCATTTAAAAGATTTATTTTTGAATTTAATGGTTTGGTGTTAAAAAACAGAGATATCTCTGAATTATATTACATATACGACGATTTATCCTCAAATAAAGGTTTAGATAAAGATTTAGCTAACGATTATATAAACGAATCAATAGAGTATTCACAAGTTTTAATTGAAAGTCAAAGTAAAAATATTAATTTTATAAACAATTGGATTAACTCTTGGAATAAATTAAATCAAAATAATTATAAAGATATTGATAACGCTATTTACAACACAGGAATAAGAAATTTAGAATCAATTTTAGAATCTAAAAAAAATATTAAAGATGTTCTTATAAAAGAAGAAAATAAAAAAATAGTAAAAGAAAATTTAAATCTACCTATTTCATCGATGGTAAAAATTGCAAATGAAAATCTTAAAAAAGAAATACCAGAACTTAACGAGTCACAAAAAGAAGAGTTACAAAAAGTTTTATCTTTAAATGGTGAAGATTTAAAAGAAGAATTTGAAAAAACCAAAAAAATAGTATTAGATAATTTAAAAATATCTTTAAATGAATCGAAAGACAGTGATTTAAATAATACTATTTCAAAAACAATTCAAAAAATTAAAGAGTCTAAATGTAGTCATTATGATTATTATAAACTTAAAAAATTAAGTTTAGAGTTATGACAAAATTTTTTAAATCCCTTTTAGGTTCAGGATCAACAACATTATCATCAAAAAGATTTGTTGGTATTATTTGCGTTTTAAGTTTAATTGTAAGTTTAATGGCGTCTGTGTTTTCACAAGGGACTCTTTGTCCTGATGAATCATTAGTTGACGTTATTGGGTTATTAGCCTTTGGATCTTTGGGGTTAACTTCAACAGAACTAATATTCGGAAAAAAAATAGACAATAAAAAAGATCAAGAAGAAGTTTGATTTTTTTGCCTATATTGAGCTTTCTTTTTTTGAGCTCTTTTTTTAACTGAGGGTTTTGTAAATTCTTGTCTTTCTTGTAATTTTTGAATTTGCTTAGTCTTATAAATTTTAAACTTATAAGTTTTTAATGCTTGTTCTAAAGACTTTTCATTTTTTACGGGTACTATAATCATAAATTTTTTTGGTTTTATAATATAAATATAAGGAAATTTTTTAAATTTTGACAAGTAGTTAAAGTTTTATTATAATTGTTAAAACAATAAACTTGTAAGAAATGAAAAATGAAAAAAGGAAAAACATCAAAATTAAATATTTTTGATGATGCAAAATGCCACTACGGCACAGTCGATTCAAAAGAATTAAAATCAATTTATATTGTACTACAAACTTGGATAGAACCTATAACTGACGAAGAAAATTGGAATAGGATTACAGGGATTTTAAAAAGACAAATTTTACACACATTATTAGAAGTTGTTGAGTTTACAACCTTTGAAAAAAAACAAATTGTAGATTTAGATTTAAGGACGAGCGGAATCCAAAAAAATAAAAAAAGTTTTTTAAATTTAGAAATAACTTTATTTGTTCACGATAAATCTTTAGATTTCAAATCATTTATTATAAGAAGTAAACTTAAAAAAATAATATCATCAATTTATCACGATGATTTAAAAAAATCAAAGTATTTTACATTAAGTAAAACAAAAATTAAAGAAACCGTAATTAGCTAATATTTATTTCAAAAACATATTATGAAAATATTAGGACCAAATGATACGGGTAAAGGAATTTTAGTTGAGTGGGATGCTGGAATAATTAACCCAAACGAATATAGAAATAGTCAAGTAATAAAAGAGTCTTATGGTCAATTAGACCACTCAAAACCTTTTGTATTTTATGCTACTTTACAAAAATATGGTGTACCAAACAGAAACGGTAGAATATATCCTGAAAAAATACTAAAAAGAGAAGCGGAAAAATATAAAGAAATGATTAATAGAGGAATGTCAATTTCCGAACTTAATCACCCTGAATCTTCACTTATTGATTTAGATAGAGTTGCTCATTTAATTACTGACGTATGGTGGGAAGACAATGTATTGATGGGTAAAATAAAACTATTAACTTCACCAGGTTTTCATGAAAGAGGTATTATTTCTTCTAAAGGAGACGTTGCAGCAAACATGATGAGGCAAGGAGTTACTATGGGAGTATCATCAAGAGGAGTTGGGTCTTTAGTTAAAAAAGGAGAACAAAATGAAGTACAAGAAGACTTTGAACTAATTTGTTTTGATCTAGTATCTTCACCATCTACTCCGGGGGCGTATCTTTATTTAAATAAAGACGATAGGCCAAAGTACGAAGAAAAATTAACAGAACATCAAAGTATAGACTCATCTTCTAATTCTTTAGGTAAATCTATTGACTTAATGAAAAGATTATCCGATTATTTGGATAAATAAAATTATAAAACATGGATGAAAAATATTTTGTAGCAAAAGTAACGACCGATATGGTTGATGAAAACACAGGAAAAGTAAAGAAAATTAAAGAAGAAAAATTAGTTAAGGGTTATAGTCCTACTGATGTCGAAGCAAAGGTAACTAAGGTTTATGAATCTTACACAATGGATTGGAGAATTACCGCAATTGTTGAGAGTAAAATTGATGAGGTAATTGAATAATTTCTAAATAAAAAATTATTCAATGGGAGTACAAAATGTATTCCCTTTTTTTTTGCTATTAATTTATTTATACCTAAAATACAAAAAAAACTAACTTTTTTAAAAATCATTATATTTATTTAGTAAAATAAACATTAACGCATTGATTTTTAAAAATGAAAGAAAATGAAAAATCGGTAGTAGAAAACACCTTATTACAAATTAAGGCGGTTGAGGAGGCTATCAGCGAAAACGCAAAAGGAATACTTGCTTCTACTATGAAGGAAGAAATCAGTGAACTTGTAAAGGAGTCATTAAACGGCTCAAAAAAATCTAAGAAGTCTTTACGCGAACAAGAAGAAGATGTAGCAGCAGATGTTGTTGATACTGAAGTAGAAGGCGATGAAGAAGGAATGGAAGATGAAACTGAAGTTGATGTAGATTCTGAAGATAGTGATGTTGAAGACATCATGGGAATGGAAGACGAAACAGAAACCGAAGATGATAATCAAGAAATGCCGCCACTTGACATGACTAATGCTTCTCCTGACGAGGTTCTAAAAGTTTTTAGGGCTATGGGAGATAACGATGGTATTATTGTTAAAAAAGATGGACCTTATGTTCATTTAAGTGATAATGAAACTAATAAAGATTATTTAATTCAAGTTGAGGCAAATAAAAAAAGACAAATGAAATCAAAACTTAATGAGGAAATTCTTTATGAATTACACTTTGAAGATAATAGTAGTAGATTTGAAGATTTAGATGATTATGAAGGAGAAGAGTATATGGATGATTATGAAGGAGAAGAGTATATGGATGATGAAGAAACACTTTATGAACTTGAATTAGATAAAGATGTTGAATCTGAAATGTACGAAGCATTCAAACCTAAAGGTAAGGTTGGAAAAATGAAATTTAAATATCCATCTAAATTAAAAAGAGGTGTTACTGAAACTTCATTTGATGAAACCGAAGATGATTTATCTTGGGAAGAAGAAGATGAAATGTACGAAGATGCTGGAAACATGACATTAGGTCAATTAAACCCTAATTTTGGTGCAACACCAAAAGATGGTTCTAAAGGTAGTGAAATGTACGAAGAAGATGAAGACATCATGGGTACTGATCATGAAATGTACGAAGAGGATGAAGACATCATGGGTACTGATCATGAAATGTACGAAGAGGATGAAGACATCATGGGTACTGATCATGAAATGTACGAAGCATTCAAACCTAAAGGTAAAGTTGGGAAAATGAAATTTAAATATCCTTCTAAATTAAGAAAGGGTGTGGCTGAGACCGCTTTTGAAGGAATGGACGAAGAGTGGAACGAAGAAGATGAATCTGAAGAAAAACCAGGTGAGAAATCTGAAGCTTCACGTACTTACGGAAATGGTTCAAAAAAAGGTAGGGGATTAAGAAAAGGAATAACACCTAATAGAAACCTAACATATGAAAGTACTAAAGAAGTTCAAGTACTTAGAGAAAAAAATGAAGAATATAAAAAGGCGTTAGATTTTTTTAGAAATAAACTTAATGAAGTTGCTGTATTTAATTCTAATCTAGCATATTCTACAAGGTTATTCACAGAACACTCAACAACAAAACAAGAAAAGATAAACATTCTTAGAAGATTTGACGATGTTGAAACTTTAAAAGAATCAAAAAATCTTTACAAAACAATTAAAAATGAATTAGATGGTAAAGGAACAAATAACGTGGTTAAAGAATCCATAACTGAAAGAGTTATTAAAACACCACAAACAGGATCATCAACTAATCTAATCGAATCCAAGACGTATGAAAATCCTCAATTTTTAAGAATGAAGGATTTAATGACAAAAATTGGATAAAAAAATAAACTTTTTTAAATAACGGTATATTTATATACATAAAATAAAAAAAATAAACTCTAATTAAAAATTAAAAAATGGGAGCATTATTAGAATCAGGTCTTGTTGGTAACATCGGTCTTAAACACCTTAAAGTTATCAAAGAAGATACAATTAACAAATGGGATAAATTAGGATTCCTAGATGGTCTAAGAGGACATATTAAAGAGAACATGGCACAATTATATGAAAACCAAGCATCTCACCTAATCAATGAAGCGGCTTCAACTGATAGTTCAGGTTCTTTTGAAACAGTTGTATTCCCTATCGTTAGAAGAGTATTCTCTAAATTATTAGCTAACGATTTAGTTTCTGTACAAGCAATGAACTTACCAATCGGTAAATTGTTCTACTTTGTACCTAAAATCCAAGGTTATAACGGAGCAACAGCTAACGGAGGTAATCATTTTCAACCAATTGGTGCTAACGGTTCAACAACTGACACTAATTCAGGTTATAATGACGCTAACGCTTACGCTAAAAATCTTTATGATTTATTTTATGAAGGTTCTGAAGCTGGATTAAACCCTCCTGGATTATTTGATTACTCAAAAGGTGCTTGGACAGCAATTACAGCTGAAACTACAGTACAAGAATGGTCAAATGGTCTTTTAGTTAATTCTAACAACAGTGCAACTTATACAGCATCTACTACAGGTGTTAGAAAAGTATTAGTTAAAATGTGTGGATTTAACGACACAGGTTATGGTAAACTTTTAGGTCCTGATGGTTCTGAAATGGATACTGAATCTTTCCTTTCTGATTTGAAAATTATTAAATCTGACGGATTAACTATTGGTGGTTCATCACCATGTGCAGTGGCTGCTTCAACACCTTTATTGTTTAGAGTTGTAACGCAACAATACGGTAAAGGAATTGTTAACCCTAATTATAATAGTACAACTACATCATTCCCTGGTGCTAACGGTGGTTCTTACGAAAGTGTTTGTGATGTTAATGGTTGTATCTATTTAGAAGTTGACCTTTCTTGTCCAGTATGTGCTGATTGTAACGCATCTTCTTTAGATGGGTACACAGGAGCGACTGTAACCGCTATTCCTTCAGGTACTTCATTCACAGCAGTATTTAGAAGATACGCTGAATTAGAATTTGAAGACAAAATTGGTGAAGTTTCTTTTGACCTTGAGTCAGTTACTGTATCTGTAACAGAAAGAAAACTAAGAGCACAATGGTCACCTGAATTGGCACAAGACGTTTCTGCATTCCATAACATTGACGCTGAGGCTGAATTAACAGCTTTATTGTCTGAGCAAGTAGCAGCAGAAATCGATAGAGAAATCTTGAGAGACCTTAGAAAAGGTGCGGCTTGGAACCTAAGATGGGATTACAACGGATGGAGAAGAATTTCTCAAACAACATCTTACACTCAAAAAGATTGGAACCAAACTTTGATTACTGCTATCAACCAATTGTCGGCACAAATCCACAAGTCAACTCTTAGAGGTGGTGCTAACTGGATCGTTGTATCTTCTGAGGTTTCAGCAATCTTTGATGACCTTGAGTACTTCCACGTATCTAACGCTTCACCTGAGCAAGATCAGTACAACATGGGTATTGAAAGAGTTGGTACACTAGCAGGTCGTTACCAAGTGTATAGAGATCCATACTTCCCAGCTAACCAAATCCTAATCGGACACAAAGGTTCGTCTTTGTTAGACACAGGATATGTTTACGCACCGTATGTACCTCTACAATTAACACCTACAATGTATAACCCATTCAACTTTACACCTATCAAAGGTATCATGACAAGATACGCTAAGAAAATGGTTAACAACCGTTTCTATGGTAGAATCACAGTTGATGGAGTTAGAACATTCGACTTACAAGAATTGAGATAATCAATATCTTTATAATAAGGAAAAGGAGACAGAAATGTCTCCTTTTTTGTTTTTATATAATTCAAGTATTAACTACTAAGTGTGTGGGTAAAATTACTTAGATGTTTATAGGGTTATAGTTGTAAAGTAACCTTTTTAGGGTATCAAAAACAAGACTTTTAGGGGGTCTTTAACATATCTATTGGTGTAGAAAATAAATAATAACAAATTAAACCAATAGAAATGAAGAACTTAAAAACAACAATCTCAACTTTACTAATTAGTTTATTAACTGTAGTATCTTTTGCACAAAAAGGTTCAGTATGGGCAACAGTAGAAGATGTTAATAAATTAGAATTACAAACATTACCTACCACAGTAAAAACTGATTTACAATATAGAAAGGCCTTTCCATCTTCAAGACAAGAGTCTCTACAAAATGTATATGAATTTACATGTGATTGTGATGTTGTTGATTTATATACTTCATTACATAAAGTAAACGGTTTAAAAGGTATTGAATACGCACCAACATATGAAACATTAGAATTACCAAACGACTACAATACAACATTTTCTAATAATTGGGCATTA